TTCATTTTTTATTAAAAAGGTCGAACAGCGATTTCATTTTCTCCTCAAGAACTGCCACGCGGAGGTCCAATTTACTGAGCACGACTATTAGGGTTATCATGGCAAGGAATATAGGCCAGCCCTTCACGAGAATTTCGAGCGCGTCCATACATCAGGGCCAGATGTAAGTTCGCGCCTTCACGGCGTCGGCTTGTCAGCAGCAGCAGCGGCCTTGAGCTGTTCGATCTCAGCCAGCGCAGCCGCGAGTGAGTCCACCAGCAAGTTCAACGACTGCTGCTGGAGCTGCGTCACGATCGCTGATTTGTGTTCGTCTTTGGTCATGTGCTTATTCCTCGGATACAAGTTCAAACCCAGCATTGACCGCGAGCACGGCGGCAAACGCAGCGTCGTCAGTCCACGCAGCGCATTGTTCTGCCGTCGCGGGCACGAGGCCAACGGCCATGATTTCCACGCCCTCGGCGTCGAGGAGGTGGCAATCGGCCACGGCGGTTGGGTCTGTGTATTGGACGTATCGAACTTCAAACAAAGTTCCGACTTTAGGCTGGGCGGGAGAGCCCATTGTGTATGGTGCGATTGGGATGGTCATGGGTGTAGTGAGTTAGTGATTACGAAAGAGGTCCGACGGTTGCTCCGTTGATGCGGATGTAAAGGCCCGCAGTCGTTGTCCACATATCGCCGTTTGTCGGAGAGGTTGGAGCGGTGCCGTGCGGGATACGCAGCGGCGCAAGACTTGCGGTTGCGGCTGGAGCGATGACGGTGCCCGCGAAGGTGGCGGCTCCGGTGCGGTCAAAACCCAGTGCCGTAGTTCCCAAAATGGGGTCTCCTCCCGCAGCGGTTGAAACCATAATTAAAAAATCTCCCTCTGCGGCTTGGGAGTATCCAATCGCCCAATTGCGACTAGTTGAACCGACTCCTGTATCGGTAAGCAATAGTTTACCAGAAGTACCGCTCAAAGTGAGACTAGGATTAGAAGAAGCAAGCGTCACCGCGCCCCCGAAATAGCTCGCCGCGCCCGTCGACAGCCCACCCGTGACCACTAGCGCGCCTGCGCTTGCGGAGCCTGCGGTGGAGTTAGTGAACGTGACCGGAGAGGCCGTGGTGAAAACTCCAGTTCCTGACGGAACAACGCGGATGTTTTGATTCGTGCCCAATGCTTCAAGATACAATCCGCCGCCCCCAGAATTGCTTGAAAAAGCAGCAGAAGCTAAACCAGCGGATGAAAAGCCTATCGCTCCCGAGCCATGACGATAAAAGCCGGTAGTTGGGGAGGACGATACCACGAGACTAGGTGCAGCAGCCGAGCCGTCAGTGACCACCACCACGCCCGCAAACGTAGCCGCCCGCGTGCTGCTGGTCAGCGTCAGAGCCGTGCCGCCCGTGCCGAGGCCGAGCGTCAGGTTGGTCGCGGCGGGGGAGGTGAGGGTCGCCGAGATCGGAGTGGTGAGCGTCGGACTCGTCAGCGTCTTGTTCGTCAGCGTATCCGTCGTAGCCTTACCAACGAGGGTGTCCGTCGCATCTGGCAGCGTGATGACGCGCCCCGCAGTCGAGACGGCATCGAGCAAAGTCACCGCACTGGCGGCGCTCGACGAGGACCGGAACCGGATACCCTTGTTGAAATCCGTGCCGTCCGAGATCGTGAGAAGCCCGCTGCCTTTGGGCTGCAAGTGCATCCCGATGTTCGCGCTCGCACCCTCGGCGAGAATGTGGAGCGGGCTACCGACGCCGATGCCGTTTTTGATTTGAACGTAGTCCGTCGCGCTCGCGATGTCGGTCAGGCGCAGGATGTCGTGACCTCCGCCCACGATGCCGACCGTATCCGCCGCCGGCCGGTAGAGTCCGGTGTTGGGGTCGTCGGTAAAGTTGAGCGAGGGAGCCGCCGCCGTGCCATCGTCGAGAGTGATGTTGCCATCGGTCGCGCTGATCGTGATCGAGCCCGCGCCGTTGGAGATCGCGATGCCGGTGCCAGCGGTCAGCGTGCTATTCACGAACGCCGAGCCGTTGCCGATGAGAAGCTGTCCGTTGCTCGGCACCGACACGAGGTCGGTCAGCGAGGTAACGCCGCCCCCGCCTCCGTTGCCGCGCGCTGCGCTCAGCGTCCAGTCCCCAGCCGTGCGGCTCGGGCGCTCGCGGTTGCCGTCGATGTTCGAGACGAAGCTGTCGCCGTTGATCGTGACGAGATCCAGCCGCTGATAAGTTTCATCGGGCATCCAACGTCCGCGAGGATTCAGCCCGCGAGGTTCGGCGAACTCCTTGCGAAGCTGGTCAATTTCGCCCGCGCGAGGGAAGCGCGAGAGTTCGTCTGTGACGATTTCTTTGACGGCGTGCGTCAGCATTGACGCCGCGTCCTCGATGCGCGCCTCGGCCTTCGCGAGCAGATTCGCGTTCTCCACTCGCTCGGCCATGAGCACCGAGTATTTCGCGGCGGTCGTGACCTCAAGCTGCTTCGATAGCTGCTCGACTTTCGCAGCGAGCGCCGCGCCGGTCTTCGCGTGCTCGTCGCTTGCGCGCGCTTTGCAAAACTCTTCGAGCTCGGTGCGAATCTGCGGCTCGGTCTCTTCGAACGTGCGCTCGATTTCCGCGCCGAGATACTCGCGAAGTTGCGGCAATTCCGAGACGAGCTGTTTCAGCTCGGAGCGTTGAACGATTGCCAACTCGATCAGCCGGTCGATTTGCGTCTGTGTATCCATAAAGTTGTTATTTCTTCGCGCTCGTTGGCTGCGTTGCAAAGGTGTGCTCGATGATTGATTTCCCGACGATTGGCTTCGCGGCCTCTCCGCATCGGATGTCGAGCTGCTTGCGGTATTGCTCAACGGCGGTCAGCCAGTCGTTGGGGTTCTCGGGCTTTTCGTGGAGCACCATCGCGACCTCGGTTGCGGCGGAAAACTCGGTGCGGTTTTCGTTCTTCGCCGAGTTGGCTTGCGGCTTGTTCAGCCGCTCAACGATTGCGTTTGCCCACGAATAACCCTCATCACCGCCCCAGCCGTTCCACGCCTGCCAGCCCTTGCCCTGCGTCTTCCACGTCTCGCCCTGCTTGTCCACTTCGTGCCGGTCGAAAAAGGCTTTCATCCGCCGCACGGTGTCCTCGCTCATCGGGCGCTTGTTCATGATGTCCCGAGCCCGCGCGATGCCGACGCTGGTCATTCCGCGCTGTGACATCGGCTTCTTTTCACGGATGGCGAGCGCACGGCGCGCGTTGTCGGCCATTGCGTTCGTCGGGATGTAAGAGCCGTCCGCGAAGTTGATCGTGACGAGGTTCGCGCTGTTCTCAACCTGCTCGACGGGCTCAGCCGGTGCGGGCTCAGCCGGTGCCGGTGCAACGCTCGCCGCCTGCGCCTCGGCCGCGCTGACGCCCACCGCGTCGCCTGCTGCGGCTGCGGCTGCGGGTGTGCTCGGCAACGAGTTCGTCGTGAGCCGAATCGCCGTCTCAGGCACGCCGTATTTCTCGGCGAGCTGCTTCACGTAGGCGGCTTCGATTGCGATCTGCTCAAGTCGCGTGAAGGCGTCCGTGCCTTCCTCGGCTGCGATTTCCTGCAAGGACTTCGCGCCCTGCCGATTCTCGTTCATGTTCGCGGCGCTCTCGCGGCCCACGTCGATCGAGAGCTTGGCGGGAAAACGCCACTCGCCCGAGGTCGCGCGACGCAACGCGTGAACCATCGTCTCGCCCGCGAGCAGCGGAGGCGGCGGGATTTCTCCGCGCGCAATGGCGTCGAGAATCACGGCGTCCTTGATCGGGTCGAGCACCTTGTCGGTGAGAACGCCCTGCTGGCGCGTAAACACGCGATCGGCTGCGGCGAACTCTGCGCGGACGCTTGGGCCCTTATACGCCTGTGTCCCGAACAAGACTCCCTCGGGCACGCCCACGCCCAGAGCAATCTCGTGCATGAGATGCTGCACGAAGCCGGTGAACGCCTGCGACGGACGCGACGGCATTACCTCGACGCGGTCGCTGTTCTGGAAGTAGCGAATCATCCCGACCTCTGTGAGTTCGTTCTTCTGCTGCTGTCCGTTCGGGAGCGAGAGCGCAGGGTTCGGCTGGAACAGATTGCGCGGATTCGCGATGCCTCGGTCGTTGAAAATAAGCGCGGCCTGCTGCGACGAGAAACGCACGCCCGCCTTCTCGGCTTGCAGGATGTCGTGGAGCATCCGCGCGGTCTGAATCGCTGCGTGGAAATCTGTGATGCCTCGATACTGGTCCACCCGAAAGGGGTCCATGTAATGACAAAACTGATTCGCAGGAATGTCTTCCGCGCCGAAATAAACTCCGTCGCGACTCACGCGATAAATCCGATAAGCGACCGGTTGGCCGAAGTCGTTCGTGATGATTCCTTGAAAGTAGTTGTTCGACGCGACCGCCGTGTCATTCGGATTTCCGATGCGCGTCGCGGGCACGAGTTGCAGCTTGAGCCCTTCGCCGCTGCGACGAATCACGAAGCCGCAGTCACCATCGACCGGCCTTTCCTCGGCGGCGAGCTGCACGAGCTTCTTGAAGCTGTGCCGGTTCGTCACGTCGCACGTCTTGCACCATGCGTGGAAATACTCGCTGATTGTCTGGTTGTAATCGCGGTCTCCGGTCGTCGGAGAATACTCGTTGGGTGTTAAATACGTCCCGAACTTGCGGGAGATTTCGCGAGCCTCGGGGAAATTCTGCACCAAGTCCTGAGCCTCATACATCATCACGACGCGGTCCCGCTGGTTCTGCGATGACTCCGCTGGCTGCGCGTATTGTTTCGGAGCATACAGCCGATTCGTCCGCGCCGCATTGTATTCGAAAAGTGACTTCGCGACGCGAGCCTCCAGCCGCTTCAGCGCCCACGTCGGCGCGATGTTTTCGAGCGCGCGGTCGAGCCACGGTTTCTGGGCGATCAGTTTTGACGCGTCGAAAATGTCGTTGTCCATAATTTCAGTTTCCCGTGAAGCTCACGAATGTCGTATCCGTGGACGTGCCCGCCGCGTCCGTCAATGCGTCCTGCAAGTTCCCGAGCATATTGTTCAGCGCGTTGAGGTCCGCGCGGCTCACGCTCTTTCCGTTGAGGCTGTAACTCTGGTTGAGGAGCACGGCTTGAATCGCGTCAATTGTCTTGGTCTTGAGCGCCGTCAGGGTGGCGCTATCCAGTCCGAGAAATGGGTTGTCGAGCATACCAAGGCTCGAAACGTCAAACTAGGCTCAGTCTTTGACCGGCGTGTAACGCACGACGTTGGCAATCGTCGCCATGCAGAGCATCATCGCCGAGGTGTCGAGCCCGTGATTCGGCGCGTTGCT